CCTTGGTGGCGGGCTTCATATTAAATCTGCGGATAGTGGTGCTGATGTTTTCACAGATACAATAGCAGTTTTAGAAAATTCTGGTGATACAAGATTATCAATTCTTTCTGGTACTTCTGGTGAAGGTGAAATTTTATTTGGTGATAGTGGTCTTAATAGACAAGGTAGAATAGCTTACAGACACAATGGAGATAAATTTGTTTTTCAAACAGCAAATGCAGAAAGAATGACATTAGACAGTTCGGGAAATTTAGGAATTGGCACAAGTTCTATTGATGTAATAACTCAAGCTGGTGGTAGTGGTTTTAGAGTTTTACAACTTGAGAATAATGAAGGTGGTCAAATTAATTTAGACCATACAGACGCAGGAACAGGCTCAACATTAGGAATGATTAACTTTAATAGAGCAGGTGAAACTGTTGCACACATTGGCGGTGTGACAGATGGAGCAACTGATTCTGGTCATATTAATTTTAGAACGCAACCAGCAAGTGGTGCATTAACTGAAAGAATGCGTATTACAAGTGATGGTAATGTTGCTCTAGGAACAACCTCTGTTATACAAGATTTTGGAGATGGAAGAACATCTCTTGCACTAAAAGGAAGTGGTGCAGAAGATTATGCTACTGTACAACTAGCAAATAACGGAACAGGTTCTAACGACCAAATTTTAGGAATACTTTCTTTTTATGATGGCGGAAATCATAACGCAAGAGTAGACTCTGTAAGAGCATCAAATACAGTTAGTGCTAATTTGAGATTATGGACTGCTCCTTCAGGTGGTGGAATTGTTGAGAGAATGCGTATTCATACTGCGGGACAAATATCAACAGGTGATGAACATGATAGCAATGTTGACGCTGGTGGACTTTGTTTACAAACTAATTCAAATGATGGTAGAACATTAAGTTTTAAAAACTCTGATATTGCTCATGGGATGACATCTCATGCTCAAACAGATACTTATTATATGATTGGTAAAAACAGTAGTACTTTAGGCGGAGCTGTACAGAATGTTTTCTCTGAAAATAACGGAGCTAAACAAACAGGGTTTGTTTTAATTAGTGCTATGGGCAATGGTTATGGTGGAAATAACCAAACTAGAGCAAGTGATGCAGGTGCTGCAATAGATTTAAGAGGTGCAGAAAAAGGCTCTGGAACTTCATACGAAGGTATTGGTGGCACAGGAAACATATTGTCAATTAGAGGTCATGCTACAGTAAAATTTTTATTCGATGCTAATGGAGATTTTCATGCAGACAATTCATCAACAACTTTCGATGAATATGATGATGCTCAGCTTGTAAGGGCTTATGATTTATCACATGGTAATGGTGTTATTGATTCTAAGTTTGATAAATTTGTTGCATACAACCATGAGAAACTTGCTGACTTAAAACTTGTTGGTAGAGAAGAGGATGGCACACCTAATTCTTTTGTCAATGTAACTGGTATGCAGAGACTTCACAATGGTGCTATCTGGCAGCAATACGAAAAACATCAAAAACTTGCTAGTGCTTTTTATAAACTAGCAGAAAAAACTATTGGTAAAGAAGAAGCTGATAAACTTCTTACTGATGAAGAAATACAATTATTAAACTAAGGAGAAAACTATGGCAATAACAGCAAATATGACAATAAGTGGTGGTATTAGTTTGACTAATGCATACTGCTATATTCCAACAGCTTATGTTAAAAAATTTGATGGTGAATGGACAAAATCATCAGATGTAACAGATGAAGAAGGAAATGTAACAGAAGAAGGTGAATGGACTCAAAGCGAACCCTCTTGGAAATTAATCTATGATGTTTTAATTTATGTTGACTCTGACAAAAGAGCAGATAGAGAAGAACAAAATTATAGAATTAAAAATGATCATATAGATCATTTTAAATGTGATTACGATTTAAACTCTAATGAAAATCCATTTGCACTTGCATATGCAGATTTAAAGGCTAATGAAAATTTATCAAACGTAAAAGACGCATAGGAGAGTTAATATGTTTACACTAGACAATAAAGAATATGATGAAACTAAATTATCTGACAAAGGTAAAGCACTCTATCAAAAGCTAGTGAAAATAGGTGCTGATAAATTTGATCTAGATATTATTGCCAACCATTATACAGCTCTTCTACAGGCAGAGTTACCTAAAGAAGAAAAAGAAAATGGAACAGGACAATAGAGAAGCAATTATCCGTATTGAGGGTAAACTAGAGCTGATGGATAATAAGCTCAACACCCTCAAGGATAATCATCTCTATCATGTCGAAAAAGACATGCGTCAACTCAAAGCTCTAGTATGGTTTATTGGTACTACAGTATTTCTACAAATGTGTTATCTAATAGTCAGAACGCTAATTTGACAATAAAGGTCAAATAAGTTCATATATAACTTATGAATAAAACTATATTAGTTATTAGTGATACACATATTCCGTATCATCATCCTGATTTAATACCTTTTTTAAAAGCATTAAAAATAAAATACAAACCAGATCGTATTGTTCATATAGGTGATGAATGTGATAAACATGGATTAAATATGCATGGGCAAGATCCTGATTTACCATCTGCTGGTGATGAATTAGTAGAATCTAGAAAAGTCATTAAAGAATTAGAACAAATGTTTCCTACTATGGATATACTTCATAGTAATCATGGTAGCCTAGCATATAGAAGATCATTTAAAGCAGGACTTCCAAGAGCTTATATGAAAGGTTATAACGAAGTTTTAAATGTTGGACCTAAATGGAAATGGCATGAAGAATTATCTATTAAATTACCTGATGGTAATACAGTATCTTTTCATCATGGCAAAGCAGCAAATATTTTAGCTGTAGGACAAAAACAAGGAACATGTTATGTCCAGGGACATTATCATACTAAATATTCTATTGCTTACTGGGGTAATCCTATGTCGTTATTATGGGGTATGCAGGTAGGCTGTCTAATAGACAAAGATGCTATGGCATTTGCTTACGATAAACTATTTAAAGATAGACCAGTCATTGGCTGTGGAATAATTATAAATAGCCAACCAAAATTGTTACCAATGGTCTTGAATAAAGGAGGAAGATGGAATAAAATAGCTCCATGAGTTCATTTGATAAACAAATAAATGGAGATCATTATTCTAAATTGGCAATACAGCCAACCAAATATATAACAGCTAACAAGTTAGGTTATATTGAGGGAAATGTAATTAAATATGTAACAAGGCATCGCATGAAAAATGGAAAAGCGGATATTGAAAAAGCAATCCATTATCTTGAGATGCTGCTAGAGGATTATGGTAAATAACTTAGTGAGAGCCGAAGTACCAAATAGAATGCATTGTTTTAATTTACGAATGATCGTAGACACCAGAACTGTAAATACATCAGTCGACTATGCTGTATCGCCTACAGGAGTAAATCCAATGGCTATATGGGTAAAATTAAAACCTAACGAATCTACTCTTGATAGAGAAGTGCGCGCAGAAGGTAAACTAGCATCTTTACTTTTACAGTACGGATGTTCTTTAAAAGAAGTGTCAGACACTCTAGGCAAAGACTCTATAATTGGAGCAGTTGCTAATTATTTAAATAAAAATATTGCAGATATTCTTGCAGGTAATCAACCTGATAAAATACCTAACTTAAACACAGATCCATACAGAATTAAATGATTGAAAACTTAAAAAAACGTATACAAGAACATGAAGGATTTAGAGATGTTGCATATAATGACACTCTAGGTATAGCCACCATTGGATGGGGGCATATGATTCTACCTGAAGATAATATACAAATAGGAAATAAGTATTCAGTAGAGTTTCTAAAAGAGATATTTGAAAAAGATTTTAATATAGCTGTTAAAGGCGCAAAGAAGGTCATAGAAGAGTATATACCTAATTTGTATACCCAAGATCTAACACCGAGCCAAATCGAAGTAATTGAGGGTGTTTTGATAGAAATGGTCTTTCAAATGGGTAGACCAAGAGTTTCTAAATTTAAAAAAACACTAAAAGCCATCAATGAAGGCGATTTTACTACCGCTGCAGATGAAATGCTAGATAGTAGATGGGCTGATCAGACCTTTGAAAGAGCTTTAGTACTCTCACTAAAAATAAGGAAAATATAAATGTTACAAATGTTAATAAAGCCTCTCTTAGGAGTGGCTAGTGATGCTATTGGTGGATATATGGAAACCAAGAAAGCAAAAGCTAAACAGAAATTAGTTAAGATAGAAGCTGAAACAGAGATTGTTAAACAACAAATCAAAGGTGAAATAGACTGGGATGTAGAAGCAATCAAAGGATCTAAGGAATCATGGAAAGACGAATATTTAACCATACTTTTTAGTATCCCACTATTGCTTTGCTTTTTACCGTTTACTGTAGAGTATGTTGAAAGAGGTTTTGCAGCTCTTGCCATGACCCCTGACTGGTACAAGTACACTTTAGGAGTGATCGTGAGTGCCTCATTCGGAATTAAGGGTGCATCAAAATTCTTTAAAAAATGATTTGGGTTCTTACAGTAATGATGTGGTACGAAGGAGAGCAAACTAGAAATTCTTTTTTACAAGATATGGAATTTATAAGCCAAGATCAATGTAAGGAATATTTGTTTCAAAATAAAGTAATGTTAGTAGATAGTTTGTTTGAAAATTTTAAAGATTTAAACGGAATGAATATGAAATCTTTTGAATATTTTTGTGAAGGTAAACCCGTTCCGTTGGATAGCGTATGAAAGTAAGTGAAAACACCTCTATCTCAATGCCAGCTCGCAATCTTATTTCTATTATTGGCGCTATTCTTGTGGGTGCTTGGTTCGGGTTTGGAGTCATTGAGCGACTTAATATTATAGAAACAGAACTACAGCTAATGCAAGCTGACTTACTGAAAGCTGCTGAACAAAAGCCTATTGATCAAGAGCAGTACATGTTATTGGAGTTTCTCTCTAAAGAACATGAAAAATTAAAAACAGATGTAGAAGAAAAACTACCTATGATTGATAAGGTAGATATGCACTCTCAATTTATAGAAGAAAGAGTAATAGATCTTGAAACACTTACAGATAAATTAAGGAACGGACATGATTGAAGTAGTATTTGCAATATTAATGATAAGCAATGGAAAGGTTATAGAGTATGTGCCTACAAGCGGTATGGCTGACTGCCTTGAACAAAAACGCATTGTTACAAGACAGATTGGTGAGGATCAAGCTGGTGTCGCAATCCAATGTAAACAAGTTACAGCGGAAATCGAAATCGACATGGGAGACAGAAAAAGAATCCTTAAAATAATAGATTAAATTCTAGAAGAAGCTTCTTTAGTACGCCACATCCCTATACGTTCTTTGGCTAAATTATATAATTCTTTTAATTGATCATACCTTGCTTTTGCAAATGCCAGGTTGTCATTATGTGTTAACATTCTGTTATCTGCATAAGCTTCAGTAGTACGAGCTGCATCTGACTTTTCAGTAGATTCTTTCTTAATTGTATTGAGTAATATCTTTGTATAACCTTCCATAAGTATATAGGCTTGATTATATTCAGTAAGTGTATCTAAGTTGTTTATACAAAAATTATATGCTCTCTCAGCAGCAGCTTCATCAAGTATAGACTCTTGACCAATTTTAATATCCTTCTTTGTTTTCTCAAAGTTATTTAAATCATAAGACATTTAAGTCACCTTTCTTTTCAATGTAAGATTTCATTCTGGTGCATTTAATTATAGTATGCATAGGAAATTGTCTTAAAAACATTTTCTTTGCAATTTCTAATGTATGTGCATCAACTCTTGCATCAACAATACGACCTTGTTTTTTATTTTT